GGAAGAAGCCCTCACACAAGCAAGGCTGGCTCGGATACTCCGCTGGAGTGACTGGGACAGTGAAAACAGAACACCAATTCTCTTTGGGAGCAAAGAATATGAAAAGGCACGAACAGTTCATGAAGGATCAGTTAAAGGAGAAGGAGCCTGACATAATAAAGGCACCTTCACATTACGCTAAACACCCCAACCAGCCCGTAGACTTCATCATGTCTAACGGGCTTTCTTTTTGGGCTGGCAACGTCATTAAGTATGTCAGCCGCGCAGGTACAAAACTGTACCAAGGGCAAGACCCAGTTCAATCCGAAATCACCGATATCAACAAAGCCATCCGCTATTGCGAGATGCGTCTAAACCAGCTTGCAGGGAGAAACCCAAGTGATCAGTAATCATCTACCTACCGACTACCAAACATTCATTGCAACCAGCCGCTATGCGCGGTGGATCGAAGAGAAAGGCCGCAGAGAGACATGGGGTGAAACAGTGCAACGCTACACTGACTATCTCCACTCAAAGGGCATCAACCTGACTGGACAGGACTGGGATGACATCGAGGGTGCTATCCTAGAACTAGAGGTGATGCCTTCCATGCGCGCCTTGATGACCGCAGGTGCAGCAGCAGACCGTGATAACACTTGTATCTATAACTGTTCTTATGTTGCTGTTGATCACCCACGGGCTTTTGATGAAGCCATGTTCATCTTGTTGTGCGGAACAGGCGTGGGCTTCTCAGTAGAGCGTCAGGCGATCAGTCAGCTACCTGAGATATCTGCGTCACTAGCAGATAGTGATGACCTGATTGTAGTCCAAGACAGCAAGGAAGGCTGGGCTAAATCTCTACGCAAGCTGATCTCGCACCTATACACAGGAGACATCCCTAAGTGGGACTTGAGCAAGGTTCGCCCTGCTGGATCGAGGCTGAAGACATTTGGTGGAAGAGCCAGTGGTCCAGAGCCGCTAAACGATCTGTTTAAGTTTGTTGTGGCTAAGTTCAAAGGTGCTACCGGACGCAGACTAAACAGCATCGAGTGCCACGACATCATGTGTAAGATTGGTGAAGTGGTTGTCGTTGGTGGTGTGCGCCGGTCAGCCATGATCTCACTGAGCAACCTATCTGACACACGCATGGCACATGCCAAGTCGGGCAGTTGGTGGGAGAATGAGCCTCAGAGAGCCTTGGCTAACAACTCAGCCTGTTACACAGAAAAGCCTGACATGGAGACCTTCTTGCGTGAGTGGCTGGCTCTTGTGGAGTCCAAGTCTGGTGAGCGTGGTATCTTCAGCCGTGTCGCAGCCGAAGCCCATGTAGCTAAGAACGGAAGACGCGAGACAGGGTACGCTTGGGGGACTAACCCGTGCAGTGAGATCATCCTGAGAAGCAACCAGTTCTGTAATCTGACGGAAGTTGTTGTCAGGGAGACAGACGATCTTGAGACGCTGAAACGTAAAGTCAGACTGGCAACCATCCTTGGCACCGCACAGTCAACCTTCACGCATATGCCTTACTTGCGTCCTATCTGGACTAAGAATACAGCATCGGAGCGTCTTCTCGGTGTGTCTTTAACAGGCATCATGGATCATCCTGTGCTTGGCAAGAACGTGGATAGTCCCAAGTGGCTTGCGGAGATGAAGCAGGTAGCCATCGACACCAACGCTGAGTACGCAGAGCGTCTTGGCATCGAAGTGTCTGCTGCTATCACTTGTGTCAAACCATCTGGTACAGTCAGTCAGTTAGTTGACAGTGCTAGTGGTATCCATGCACGGCACTCTGACTATTACATCAGGACAGTTCGAGGCGACAACAAAGACCCTCTCACACAGTTCTTAAAGGACGCAGGAATACCAGCCGAAGCCGATGTTATGAAGCCTGACGCTACTACAGTGTTCAGCTTTCCAACTAAATCACCATCGAGCGCAGTTACCCGCAACGCCATGACTGCCATCCAGCAGCTTGAGCTATGGAAGACCTACGCTGAACAATGGTGTGAGCATAAGCCATCTGTGACTATCACAGTTCGTGACCACGAATGGCTGCTGGTCGGCTCTTGGGTGTTTGATAACTTTGACTTGTGCAGCGGTATCAGCTTCTTGCCTCATTCAGACCATACATACGCACAAGCCCCTTATCAGGAGTGTACGGCTGCTGAGTATGCAGACATGAAGCAGAAGATGCCTACGTCAATCGACTGGTCAGCACTGTCTCTATATGAGAAGGAAGACCACACAAGCGGCAGTCAGACACTCGCTTGTACCTCTGGTGCATGTGAAATCGTGGATATTGCGTCATGAGTGTCCCAACCTTTGAAGAGATCAAACAAGCTCTGTTGATACCTGCGTTCAAGGAAGACAAGTGGGGTCGGCGCGTCTATGACCCGACTGACAACCTACCTCGCTCTGTCTCTAAACCACTGGCAGGTGTTAAGTTCCGTTTACACTCAAAAGGAAAATGGGATGGCTGATGAAATCAAATGTGATGAGTGTGGGATAAACATTGCCTTTTACCATACGGGTGGTGTCTACTCCTGCGCTCCATGTGAGCTAAAGAAACTAGGAATACGGCCTAACTATATTCCTTATAAGAAAAGACCTTACGAAAGGCGAAAGCCCAACTAAGGCAAAAAACACCGATACTAAAGGTTTTGTCTCCTTGGCGGTATCGGTGTTTTTTGTGTTTGCTTCTATTCGCTCATCATGAGCATACAGCTTGTGCATTTACATGATGCTTGGATGTTCTCTGAGATCGTCACGGCTCTTTGACCAACCTGACGGGCGTATCTGGAGTCCAGTAGCTCTTTACTGGCAATACACATTTGCTGGGCGTTCAGAGCCGCTAGAGTGGCCTTAAACTTTAGGAGTGTCGGAGTACCCATGTTAAACGCAAGATCGACCAGTGACTCTTGTACCACTTTTGGGTAGCTAGGGAACTCTGGTATGGCCTTCAGTAGCTCACCGTGGACTATGTTTATGTCCTCATCTAGCATCTGCATGGCGGTCTCTTCGGAGATGCCTCGGTCATCTAAGTTGCGTCCCACGCCTATCGTGAGCTTGTCACTGGTGCAGCGGTAAGGCATCAGCTTCAGACCTTCATGCAGGATTAGCTGTTCACGCATCCGCTTCATGTCAATCATTTACCGACCCCCTTCACCCGCTCTAGCGTTCTCATCGACCCCAGCCCAAGCATACCCATTAAAACAGGGAGCATGGTCGAAGTGTCTGCTTGCGGAATATCAATACCAAACCCAGCGCATAGTGGAGACACTAGGAAGTTCACCATGAATCCTAGAACACATACCCAAGCGGTAGCTGGTCGCCAAGACGACTGAAACCAGTTGCCCTTCGCGTCTTGCTTGTTGACCTCGATCTGAGCGAGTGCGATCTGCTGGGCATGTTTCTCAGACATCGTGGCTATTTCATGAGCGATCTTTTGTTTTGTATCTGCGTCTGGAATGAACTTGTCCAGCAGACCCGCCACAGGTGCAATCAATGCCTCAAGCATCTTGCTTCTCCTTGTTCTCTTTAGCTTGTTCTTTTGTAGTGTGATCGTGCATGTCCCACATCGCCATCACTTGTCTCCCTTGTGTTCGTGACCCATCCAGATGCCAAAGACACCTGTCATTACACCCATGACGACAGATACAAAGGCAGACTGGGCTGCTGTCGGTATCTCCAGCGACATAAACCATTCAGCGCAACGCCAAGACATCACTGTTGATGCCAGCATCATGAAGCGTGGTAGTATCTTCCAAGCTAGGAACTGTTCGACTGTGATCATGTCAGTGTCCCCTTCTTCAAAGGAATACATTTGTAAGACATGGCCTTGAAGTTAGGCATATACCTGTTTAGGTCTCTTGCCATCTCCATCGCCCTAGCTACACAGGCTTTCTCTGTCAGGATCGGGTGGCGTGTGTTCTCCATCTCGATGCAGTTCGATGGGTCTATCAAAGAGCATACAAGGACTAGCGTCTTAAACATTACTAGCCTCCATTAAGATGTATACGAATAGACCAAGGGCAAAGACA